TGCACCACTTTACCCACAAATCAGGCAATTCCTCAATCAAATCAATCACTTGGGCTAATGGCTTCCATTAGAAATTGCGGCTAATGGGAAATCTGGGTTCAAGTCCTGCTGGATGTCGCGCACCCGGCGGATCACGCCGTAGGGCAGCCGGTCCTTACCACGGCGGTAGCACCAGATCGGCGTCAGACTGTAGCGGTTGTGGCGGTAAATGCTGGCGCCCATGGAGATCATGTCGCCCTCGGTGAACACCGCCACATGGGTGCGCATCATGGTTCGCTGCATGATGGACGAGCCATGCGCGGCCAGCATCTGCTGCATCGCCACATCGGCATCATGCACAAACTGGCCCTTGAGCGGCCCATTGGCCACTATTTTGACCAGCGTCGGTTTACGGTATTGGCACTCGATCAACTTGACACGGTTGCGCCTGACGTCATGCATTGAATAGGTGCCAGCAGACACAAGCCTGCCGCTGCGGCTGGTGTCCAGGTTGGTAGTGTCGTTGCCGATGGTGTCGTCATCATTCCAGCGCTCCATGGTGCCAGAGTCATGGATGGCCGACTTGATCTGTGCCGCCCGCTCCGGGAACATCATCAACGCCACATCCTCATCGACCCAGCGCCAGCGGAAAATATAACGCGCATCAACTAGGTCCAGGTCGTAAGAGCTAGAGTCCCACAGCACATTGCGCCAGTCCTCGTACTTCGAGAACAAAATATCCTGCGTCGGGTCATCGCGCACCCCGTCATCGAGCCAGCCCACGCCGACCTTGACCGCGTCCGCAAAGGCGCGCGAGCGCGTGAATGGCACCCGGTTGATGTCGCTCACATACTTCAGCACCTTGGTCTTGGTGTCGGCCATGGCCACATCGTCCTCGGTGCGCGGGAACACCTTCCAATCCACCCTTGAGCGCCGCTCGGTGCCGATCACCCAGTCCACCATCGGCGCCACCTCGTTGTACACCAGGGGCATCTGGCCTCGGTCTTTTAGTGTGGCCGCGTCCTCCGGGTCCCACTGCAGGTTGTCATAAAAATCCTGGTCCAGCGCCATCTCGTGCCGGTTCGCGCTTTGCTTGTCGCGCTCCAGCAGGTACCAGGACAACAGCTTGGAGTGCTCTTTGTGGGCGGCGGCGCCATCCAGCGCGTTGATCGCATTGCCGTCGTAGTTCTTGCCAAAGCTATCTCTGGCGCCATCCATCTCGTCGAAATAAGTGTCGCCCGAGGCCTTGGGTAAGCGCACCGTGCTCTGCTCAAGCATATCAAGCATAGGTGGGCACTTCGTTTTCTACCCGGATGTCATCGCCGCCAATCTGGTCGCCGTCTGCAAACACCTTGAGTTCGCCGTACTTGCGCCCACTCGCTTCGCGCGGTTGCTGGGTCGGGATGCGGATCAGGTCGGGCAAACCCTCTTCGATGATCGTGCCGATGCGCAGGATGTTGGGGCGGCTGGCCTCGATGCCCAGCACCTCGCAGGCCTTGATCGCTTGGCTGGCAATGTAGCGGTCATCGTCGTATTTGTACGCCGCGCTCTCGCAGACGATGAACCAGGGCGCATTTTTGCGGTAAGTCGGCACCAGCACCAGCGCCCGCTCATCGTTGACCCAGGTGTAAACCGCCGTGATGTCGCCATGCTGGCGCAGCAGGTGCGCTCTAGCGGTGTCAATTGTTGCTGCCATGATGGAAAGAGCCCCCGGAATAATATCTGGTGACTCTGCCATCCTTGCCACGGAATTAGACCGGCCCGCCTTCTTCTTTTCCTCATGCTTCTTCGGGCGGAACGAATTCAGCCACGTCATAGGGTAGCTTGCAGTCTAATCTGGCTGTGGCGGTGTTATGCCGCAAAGTGCGGTGTACTTTACGTTGGGCGCTACGGCAACGCCATTTTTGCCGCAAAAAGGGAATTAATTATGTTTAGATCTGCTGTTCTATTAGCCTCACTATCTTTTGCTGTTTCTACCGCGCTTGCGGAAGATATTCCAACACGCTTCGGGTCCCTTAAGATCAACGACAAAAATATGCTTTTGTTCAAAAATCTTCCGTTAGAGCCTGAGATTCAAGGGAACAACAGCCTCAGTGTCATTGGAACATATCAACTCGGAAATAACGATGTCGTCCTTATCCAGGACAACGGCGGAACTGCCTGCCCAGCTCTACTTTACTTTGTGACAGTTTCAACTTCTGGTGTTAAGGCAACCTCTGCATTCGGAACCTGCTCCGATCTCATTGATGCAAAACAAGCGTCCGATTCCATTTCAGTAACAATGCCTGGGTTTTGGGGGCCTTTGGGATCAAAAGCAGCGCACAGAAAGGCTGCGAAAGAAAAGTATGTATTCGTATTGAAGGCCGGAGTGCTTACCCAAAATGGAAAGCTGATTAAGTAATCGCCGAACCCATCATTCCACCGGACGTTACGCGATAAAGCCACGCAGCGCCGGTTACTTCTACGGTGGATCGTGCCATCCTTGCCACGTCAAACCGCCATTGGCGAGCCCCGGCGCTTGAATGTCGCCTGGCCTGGCTTTGTGATCGCGTGCCGTTTCATCATGGCCGCATAGCGCACCGCCGAGATAATGTCATCCATTTCTTTGACAACACGCCCGTCCTTGCGGTGATACAGCCTGAGTTCTTCAAAAAAATCGACCAAATGGTCAAACACCTTGAAGCGGCCGGTCTGCATCCGGTCCAGCAGGTCCATCAGTCCAGCCTCAACCCCGTTACCCCCTGCCCCCTCCTCGTCCCCTGGCGCTGGCGGGTGCGTTGCTTTTTCAATCAGCATATTCAAGTCCTGTTGCCGGTATTGCTCTGCCAGTTCAATGCCGCTGCCCTTGTCATGTTGCAAGCCGTCATGCGGCCAGGCCACCGGTATCCAGCGGCCCCAAGCCTTGATCCCTTGAGCGAACAGGACCGGAGTTTGCTCGCGTGCCCGGTGCGTGTGGGTCAGGTAGAGGCAGTCGGCGTCCCGGTCCCATGCCAGTCGCGCGGCGGCCGACGGGTGATCCCAGCCGAAGTCAATGCCCACAATCTGGACCCAAGGTGCCGGAATATCGAAGGCAGCCACGGAAATACTCTCCTCGGACACCGGGAATATCCGCCCAGAGCCCAGCGTCGGGATTCCTTTGGCGCGCGCCTCGCGCTCATGCGCCGGAAAGCTGGCGATGATCTTGGCCCGCTCAGATGCCGGGATATGTTCTGCATCCTCGATGGTCATGTTCACGTCAACGCGGTCGGCGGTCTTGTCTTTGCCTAGGAAGCGCAGCACCACGGTTGACATACCCTGAAGCGGCGTGAACGACATCGCCGCCATGCCGCCGGTGGCTATCGTGCGCGCCAGGCCCTCGTCGTAAATATCTTCCGGCGGCTCCTCATCGAACCAAACGAAGTCAACCGGCGGGCCTTGCCACTTGCGTCGGCCTTGCGCGTAATACTTGAAGCGCAACAGCGACCAGCCGCCCGACTGGTGCTTGATCTTGATGTAATCGAACAGGTTGGCAACCCCCATCGCCATGCCATGCAAGCCCAGGCAGCGCTTCGGAATGGCGCCAGTCCCCTCTTCCCTTGGGACGCCAAGCAGCACGCGCTGCGGGTTGTCGCGCGTAGCCTCTCCGGTTTCCCCGGATGCCCACACCACAACCGGGCGATCCCAGCGCCTGCCCTCCCACCAATCCGGGTATTCGCCGATCAGGTGATAGGCCGCCTCAGAGCCGACACAAAAGCTCTTGCCGTTCTGATTGCCCGCTCGAAGCAGGCGCTCGCGCATAGTCTGGCCCATGGCGTGGAACTGCTTTTGCTTGGTGTAGGGCCTGTAATCGGCGATCTTCTCGGCATCCAGGCTGTCGTTCACGCTGGCGAGCAGCGCCTGGCGTGCGACCGGCGTCAGCTCATCCATCCAAGCCAGGTCATCAGTGTTTTGCACTCAGCCGCTCCCTCATTTCCTTGAGCTTTTCGCGCGCAAATCCGTCAACTTCGCTCTTTTGTGCGTTGTCTAACTCAAACACGCCGTTGATCTTGCCAACCAACTCCAGCGCCCGAATCCGGCCTGAATGACTTGAAAGTTTCGAAAAGTCGTCTGCCTCTTCTTTGAGTCGGCGACGCACCCATTCAGCCTCTGTCTCGGTCTTTTTTGCAATGGCCATCAAAGCAGCATCCACTGCGGCCCGTACCTTAGCAATGCTTAGCAATTTGGACGCGGTTACCTCTGCGCTCCTTGAGCTATACCCGGCGCGAATGGCGGCCTGCTTGCCGTTGTGGTCAATCACATACTCCCGGACAAACTTCGCTTGCCGGTCATTAATCGACGGGTTATTGGGTTTATTCATTCGACTGGCTCGCTTCTGTTCAATGGGTTTCTTGTCCTAGCTGGCTCGCTTCTTGCGCCTGGGTGTCTCGAATGCTTTAGCTCGCTTAGAAAACATGGGTTACTCAATTTCTGTGACTCGCTTCGCTTGGTTGGATTTCTTTTAACCGTTGACTCGCTTCATGCGCTTGGTTTTCTTCTACGTGTTGGCTCGCTTTGATTCGCTGGGTTTATTCGTGTTTGTGACTCGCTAGTTTCGTGTGGTTTTCTCACCAAGCGTGGCTCGCTTCGAATCATTGGGTTGCTTTTTCATAATGGCTCGCTGCGTGACGGTGGTTTTCTACGTGCAAGTGGCTCGCTTCTGAAGTGTGGTTTTCTACTTTCCAATGGCTCGCTTAGCACTTTTGGGTTTCTATAGTTTGTTGGCTCGCTTCGGATGTCTGGGCTTCTCGCCCTGGTTGGCTCGCTAAATCAACATGGGTTTCTTGGGAATGCTGGCTCGCTCAACGACCTTGGGTTTCTAAGTCGGTCTGGCTCGCTTCGGCTGGTTGGGTTACTCCACTGGCGTGGCTCGCTTTTTGATACTGAGTTTCTTCCTTCGGTTGGCTCGCTTCAATGCAATGGGTTTCTAAGAGTCACTGGCTCGCTTTGATTCGTTGGGTTTATTCGTGTTTGTGACTCGCTACGGGGCAGTGGGTTTATTGATGAATGTGACTCGCTGATTGATTCTGGGTTTCTAAGTATTTGCGGCTCGCTTCTACTGGGTGGTTTTCTTCGGCGAATTGGCTCGCTTCGAATCATTGGGTTGCTTTTTCATGGTGGCTCGCTTGTTTACATTGGGTTTCTTGTGCCGCCTGGCTTATGCTGCGTGCCTGTGCCCCAACTTGGCCTCGTTGTACTCAAGCTCAACTGGTAAGCCTTCCAGCTTGCGCCACGCGACGTACAAATCACACAAAAACCGTTTGACCATGTACCGCAGCGCCATTGCGTGCCGGTGACCTTTCGTCTTCGCGATGTGCGCCGGATGATTTTCGATCCGGTGCTTGTACTCGTAGTACATTTTTGAGTAGGTGTTATCCGGGCCGCAGCGCAAGAATGATGACGCCAGCACGCCGACCAGCTTAGTCTTTAGGAACGGGTTGAAGGTGATGCCTTGCCGGGTTGCAGGTTTCCCGTCCTTGTCCATGTACGCCGTTTCGACAAGATGTTCCTTCTTCTTGCTGCGACCGCGCCCGTCCTGTGCAACATCCAGCCCCGCATAGGCCCATAGGCTCGACGAGTATTTGCATTTTGTAATGTCGATCTCGCTGATGATGACCCCTGACATAGCCGGGCCGCAGCCCTTCACTTTTTCTAGAAATTGCGTGTAAACCGGGTAATCCTCAAGCACGTTTTCCAACATTCTGAAATGTTTTACCTCGTCCACTTCCAGCGCGATGTAGCGATCTACCAGCACCAGCTCGGTGTATTCGCTGATGACTTCATCGCCCTTGAACTTCTTGCGGTTTGGAAATACCTTCACGCCGTCCGTGATCTTTCGATACGACAGTCGCAACATAGCCAGTATTTTTTTACCATCCGCATCGAGCTCATCCTCTGCTTCGCTGGGTGCTTGACCCAGCTTTGCCTTGAAGTTCCCGACAATGCGATTGCCCATCATGATGCGCAATTTCTGAACGTCGTAAGCGCCGCGAACCAAAGTCTTGATGATTAACATAATTTGCTCCTAGTTTTACGTTGAAAAAATTGTTTCCTGTACAACTCATACTGGCCACACCCGGCGCATGTCTAGCTGGGTTGACTTGGGGCCTGAGCCTTTGCGATCGCCGCCGTGGTTGGTCAGTGCTGCCATTCAAAGCTCCCCAGGAGGGTTTCCACCATGTCGGTGCGTGCTGGGGGCGGCAGGTGCTTCCAAAGCGTCTTAGCGGCGTGAGCGGTGCGCAGGAAGGCCACCATGTCGTCGTGGACCTGTTCCATTTCGCCCTGCTCCAGCTTCGCGTAGCTGATGGACTTCGGCACTGGGATCACACCGCCCTTGGGGCCGGGGAACCAATCCACGAAGCCACCACCTACCTTCAGCCAAACCCGGAAGGCGTTGAACGTGTCGAAGCGCTCCTGCGACTCGAAGATCCGCTGCTCCATCGCCATGTGTTTTCTGTGAAACCAGCCAACACGCTCTTTGTGAGTCTTGATCTCTACCATCTCACCCGGCTCCAGACGCATCAAGCCGTTCACGAAACGCCGCCACGCCTTGCGGTTGCCCTCGCCCAGGCCATCCACCAGCCCGAAGAGAACCCGGCGCGCGGCCAGTCGGTCGGCCTCGGGTATTTCGGTGGCGTGCTGCTTGACTAGGGTAATTTCACTCATGGATCGTCACCTTCACCATGCCGCCGATGGTTGAGGCCACGTCAAACGTCATCTTGAAGTGCCTGTCATCAATCCCCATTGCGGATGCCAGGCCATCAAGCCCAGACTTCATCGCGGCCAGCATGTTGTCCTGGTCGCGGTGCCTGCGGTCTGGTGGGTAGAACAGCAGGTTCACATGCAGCTTTTTATCTCTGGGGAAAATAGCAGCCGTAATACCAGCGCTTCGTGCCTCATAAAAGCAGGCTTCGCGGTAGGCTTTTTTTGCCTTGGCAATCTTTGACCAATGCAGACGCGCATTTGGGCTGAGTGCAGACGGTGGCCAAGGAAGGGTCAGCTCGATCATTTACTCCGCCTCCCCAGCACAGGCTCTACCCACGGCCCCGACTTGTGCAGCTCGCGGATCTCCTGCTCGCTGTGCCCCCACTTCAGCGCAGCCTTTAGCACCGCCGTTTTGCGCGCGGCCTTGTCCTGACTCGCCACGGTTCGCAAGGTATCGATTAGCCTGATATTGCGGGCGCTGCAAAACTTGCACGGTGGAT